CTCAGTGGGCAGAGTGTGGACGCGTTGTTGGCGCACTCCAATAGAAATTCACCACATGCTTACGCGCGCTAGGGGCGGAGGATCCCTTGACGAAGCTGGCGAGATCTATCACTTGGCAGCTCTCTGCCCAGATTGCCATAGAGCAAGCGATGGGGCAGAGGCTTATGAAGGAGGATTGCTTATATCCGGAAGCGCCCTTTGGGACAAAAGACTTAACAGACCTGTTTATACAGGACCAGATGAGTACCTAACGAGAAAGTATGGAAGTGACCACTCTTAAGCAGCTATTACGTGCGTCTCAAGACGATTTGCCTATCACTATGCGACACGAGAGGTGGCTATCCTCCAATCCAAATCCAATCTACTCCGAAGAAGCATTGGAGTTCTCCCAACAAGCATTGCGACGAAACGTAGGCGGCGCTAGAACCAGAAGGTCTAGGCTTTTCCGCGCTTCAGGAATGGGCAAGTGCCAAAGGTCAAGAGTGTTTTCTTTTCTTGGGATGCCAAAGCGTTTGGAGATTGACTCCAGGCTGGCTGGAATCTTTTCCTTGGGTGAGTTCATTCATTTGCGCTGGCAAATGGCAGGACTTACCGAGGGATGGCTTTCAGAGGCAGAAGTTCCTCTTGAATCCTCCGAGCTGATGCTGGGAGGAACTATGGACGGTGTCCTGCATGATGGGAGCGGTTTTGAACTTAAGTCCATCAACTCAAACGGATACAGGCAGGTGATGAGCTTTGGCCCCAAGGAAGAACACTTGTTGCAGATACACGCCTACATGATGATGCGTCGAGAAATTTCAGATCAGTTTTCTATCGTTTACGAGAACAAAGACACATCGGAATGGCGTGAGTTTAGAATCACTTATGACCACGTTATTGCTCAAAAAGCTATGGAAGAAATCAAAACTTTGATCGATAGTCGCTCTGATAACAAGCTTCCGCCTATGCTTAGCCAGTGCGAAACCAAAGAGGGATACGTATGGCGCGGGTGCGAGTTTCGCGACATTTGCCCCACCGCCTCATGGCCTGAGTCGACGTAAGGGGGAGTCTAGAGGTGAGGAAGGTGAGCGCATGGAGCGTATTGAAATCCGTTACGGAGATCTGGAAACTGTGGTCTTCATTAATCGCTCATACCCAGATTCGATTGATGATGCCTCACGGCGCGCCATGGAGATCTTTTCCCACGCGGCTGGTGTTCTTGCAATGCACGATTGGACTCCGCAACTTATTTGCGATGAGGAACTTGTCGACGTCGAAGACGACGAGGAATGACAAAAGCCCGACTCCAATAAAGAAGCCGGGCTTTTGCCGTGTATCACATGTGATACATGTTTTAGCGAATTGCGAACGCGCTCATGTTCACTGTGCCGCTAACAGTGATCTTCGCCAAGCCATCGGTAGGATCGGCAAAGTTAGCGTCAATCGGGCCAATTGCAACATCGCCGGTAGTCAGTGGAACAGTGACCACAAGATCCGGGATTGCAGAATTCCACGCAGTGTTTCCGGGCGCTGCCACCGTAACGGTAATCGCAGCGCCAGTGGTGTTCTTGACTCGAATGAAAACGTTCTTGCCAGGAGCAACGGTAGCGGTATCGGAAGAAGTAACCGAAGAGCCCGCGACGCCCGCCAGACTAAGTCCAGCTCCTGCGGTGTAAGTAATTGCATTGCTGGACAGAGTGACTGTAGCCATGGTTCCTCCAGATAGAAAAGATGTACGTTTCCAAGATACGAGCACCCACAATTCAGGAGGGGTTATGCCGGTAAAGATCCGCCGAGGGAGCACAGAAGCTGTACCAAAAGATGTACAACTTGGCACTCGACTCACTGAAGTCCCGCTCAAAATGGGGCTACCGGGGGTAGATGAACTTTGGGACGAGATCCACGGGTATGTAGACGTCCTACTTGGGCGGGTGGATTCCCCAGTTAACTCACCTTACTTAGCCATGGGGGAAATAGCAACTGCTTACTATTCCAGGGCTCAAGAGATAGATATGCTAATTCACTCATCCGAAAGAACAGGGGACGTGATGAGGGGATCACCTTTGTACAAGTTTAGGACTGGGGAGCTGAGAAGCTTTATCGAATTGTCCAAGAAGTGCGCTGAGCTTGGGTCCAGAAGACTTACTCAAGAGCAATTACTGCATGCGCAGCGATATGAGGAATAGCCAAAGACATGCAAAGTTTCACATGTAAATGTTTCACGTGAAACTTTGCATATGACAGAAATATGTAAAATTTCGTACAGAATCTTTGCTTGTGACGTAAATAGCTGATTTAATACCTTCACGGCGCGTCCCCGTTCGGGCTAACCTATTCATCGGTGAGCGTGGAAAACCGGGCGGGGAGCGCTTATTAAAGATGAGTCGAAGCCTTTTGTAGCATGAAGGTACCTTCGCCGTTAGGAGTACCATGCCAAACAGTCTCACAAGGGGGAACGCCCGAGTCGGATCCCTCACCGCTACCCGCGATCTTTCTGCCTCTACTCTCACGGTAGGCGGCGGGACAACTATTAACAAGATTGCTTCTGGAACTGCAACTGTTGATTTCCCCTCTATCGCAGCAGTTTCCACCGGAAGCGCTACTTTCACGCTTACCGGAGCTGTTACAACCGATATTGTCATCCTCAACGTCCCCGCCCTCACAAATGGACTTGGGTTTGTTGGAGCATCCGTTACGGCAGCAGATACCGTTACTGTTTACGCTGTAAACACCACTGCTTCTGCGATCAATAACGCCGCGGTCTCTTTCAAGTATCTTCTTGTGGATATGGCCTAAAACTAAAAAAATGAGCTGGGGAGTCGACCTAGGGGTACGCAGTGTTTATGCTGCGCATCTTGATGGATCGACTCTCCAGCTTTATTCATTTGTGCTTAAACGTGGATTAAGTAGAGCCTTAGAGCTTAATTTAATAGCAGAGTGGATCGACAAGACTATTGATACCGCTGAGGCTGTGTATATCGAAGAACCCCCTTTGGCGGGGTCTAGAAACGTCAGGGTAGCTCTACAACTTGCTATGACGGCGGGAACTATTGCCTCCAGAATCCCCCATGCTGAGTTCATCCCGGTAGCTACTTGGAAGAAAAAAGTAGTAGGAAAGGGAAACGTGGATAAGACCGGCGTGTCGCAGTGGCTCAATATGTCATACCCAGACTACTTTGTGTCATGTGCAGGTGATCAAAACCACATTGACGCCACCTGCATCGCCTTCTTCGGGAATTAAGAATTACGCTCTCACTAGAGTCAGAAGCAATTCAGTTCATGACGAGCTATTTGGGGATGACGAAACACCTTCGTTGGGACTGGGAAAGCTCATCCCAGATTGGCACTCACAAGCAGCTTGCGTGGGAGTACCAGACAGAGTGTTCTTTGGGACTTCTGAAGCTGGAGTGCGCCCAGCCCTAACTGTGACTGAAATTAGTAACGCGAGACGATACTGTGACACTTGCCCAGTATTTATTGAATGTCTCACCCACGCCTTAGAAGTTAAAGAGCGCTACGGAGTATGGGCTGGAACCTCCGGGAGGACCCGCACAAAAATGTGGCTAGAAATCGAATCTGGAACTGCCACCGTGGACGAGATTGTTGAAAGAACCAGAATTGTCAGTGAGCGCAGGGCAAAGCGCAGGAAGCCATAAGACAAGGTGGACAATATGAGTCACAGGTCACACTGTAATTACCCAGAGACTTCTATCTGTATGTGCGAGTTGGAGCCTGAGGTCACGGGCTTGAATTACAGACTCCACGACCCTCTTTGTCCCATGACGACTGAAGAGTGCCTGCCTGCCACAGAGCAACAAGGAAATGTTTTAGTAATTACTAAACAGAATCACACTCACGACGACGACGGGTGCTGCTATTACTGTGGTGTTGAGTGCTGGTGCGTCCTAATTGGCTACGTAAGGCAAGACGAGCGAAACAAAATTGAAAAAGACTCGGATTTTAGGAGTTCGGGGGACTCGGATTTTAGGAGTACCCACGAGCGCAGTACTACAAATATGTCCGTTACTTACTCGTCCGGCCATAGTACCTGGCAGGTAATTAACAAGGAGTTTGAGTCATGAGCCACGACCCGCTCTGCCCCTTGCGCGACCCGCAGTATGAGGCGGAGTGGTGCCACGATTGCCGCGTGATTGCCAAGGTTCGCGCCGACGAGCGGGAGCAAGCCGCGCAACGCGTCGAAGAACTCGGATGCAATGACGCATGCGGGTGCTCCATCACGATCCCGAACGCCGCCGCTGCCGTACGAGGTGAGCCATGAGCCACGACCCGCTATGCCGCCACTGCCGCCCGCCACGCACTTGGTTCCGCCGTCAAGGTGCGGTGTGGTGCTGCTACTGCGGCGAACTCTGGACGCTGGGCATGGCCTACGACTTCTTCAGCGCGAGCAAGGCATGGGTTCCCGTCGCCAAGGTCCGCGAATTGTGGGGAGGCCAGCGATGAGTGAACAGGGTGTTCGGTCATTACCGAACAGCGAACACCACGACCCGCTGTGTCGTTATGTAAAGGACAGCTTTACGGGAAACGAGCATTGCGACTGCAAGCTGATTGCTCTTGTTCGATTAAACGAGATTTCCAATATGGAAAAGAAAATCTTGTCGATCGCAAGCCGCTCTAAGACTTCTTTTTGGGGACGAGTGCACAGCGCGTTTAGGAGGCGGTCTTGAGCGTCGTTTTGTTTATTCTGGCTGTTCTGCTCGGGTCAACGATTCTTGTAATTCTGATGGACTGGTCTAATGAGGACCCTGACGAATGAATTGGGTTGTAAAAGCAGCATGTCGGGATTCAAAATTTGACCCGGATTGGTGGTGGGGGGAAGAAGAAAGCGATGAAGCCAGCAACGCTATTGGTATTTGCTCAATATGCCCAGTACAGCCGGATTGCTTAGAGCTTGCCCTTAAAAATAATGAATACCAAGGGATATGGGGAGGGCTGACCCCTAAACAAAGGATGAGAGTACGCAGCTATTCCTACAAGTGACTAGGAGGAAAGCCGTGAGGCAGCATCACCCGCTATGCGAACAGCGCCAAGGGACAGACGTAAAGGTATGCATCTGCCTAGAAATTGAGCAGGCTCGCACAGAAGAACGACGTGCAGTAATCAAGCTCGCAATTTCACTACAGGTTCGGGGTCATCTGGATAGCACTCTTATCGACGTAGCGGACCTTATTGACGCCTTGAACGAAAGGTCTTGGAAGGCAATGCCCTACTGGGAAGAGTGAGAGATGGAAATTCTAGACAATGATGGCGAGCTGGTAGCAATCCCTAGCGAGCCCACGCAGGACGAACGCGCTTACGCTGCCCACCAACTACGCCTAGGCGGGTTCACTTGGACCGAGGTTGCCGCCAGAGCTGGGTATGCCAACGCCGCTTCGGCCAACGTTGAAGTAAAGGCTTTTCTTCAGAGGGCTGCCCTCATGCGCGACCACTCCCTGCGCCAAGAGGCCCTGGACATGGAAATGGACCGCCTTGACGCTCTGCAATCCTCTGCGTGGGGAGCAGCCATGACTGGGGATCTTAAAGCCATTGACACGTGCCTGAGGGTCATGGGGCACAGAGCAAAGCTTTTGGGCCTCGAATACCGAGAAGAAGTAAGTGTCCAGCGCACCATTGTGGTGACGGGAACTACTGATCAGTACGTTCAAACCCTGAAGGCAATCGCCGGTGTCCAAGAGTGATCTTGCCGGGACAGTGCTTTTAGCCTTGTATCAATTAGAGCAATGGATGTCTAAAATTGCCAAAATGTATGGGATGGGGCCTGTGAAGCACGACGCTGACTGCGAGATTAGCGAGGCGTGTACTCAATGCCGCTGTACCCCTGACGACATGTGTGTATGCACCTGTGGAAAGCTGAATGGCTTCAATGGCTGAGCTCTACGGACTTTATTTCCCAGAAATACAACCAGAGCAGTACCAACCGCTAGAAGCGATGGTTTTGCTTAAAGGATTTGATTCCAACCAGCGAATTAGATACCGAGAGATTGCCACGGGCGGGCTTGGCCCCATGGAGTGTTACGGAATGGCAATGAGCGCCGCAGACACTTGGCGCATGGTCTTGATGAATGGATTGCGACGCGAAGGAGAATAAGACCATGATCTCAGCATTCGGTATTGAACATGGTGGTGTTTCTAAGGGTCTTCCTTCGGTGTTGCGCGCTGGCGTAAAAGCTGGAAAGGTATTCCCTGGGGCCGCACGCGGTATGGGCCGTGAGACTAATCAGGCCCAGAACTACATGCGCTATCGAGTTGCCGCGAATAAGGCCGGGCGTGACGCTGCTCGCACGGGAAGCTTGAACGACACTTTTGTTCGAACGGGAGGGCGCGATGCCCTTGGTGGCGCTGAAGTGCGTGGGGTTATGTCGCGCAAGAACGTCGGTCGTCAAATGAAGAAGGAAAGCACTCTGCTTGGCACGACAAAGCCGGGTGTTCCAGGGACTCCTCAGGGTATGCGCGCGTCTGCCGCCGCCAATAGGACGGCAAGCTACCGCCGCACTAAAGGTCGCGCCCCACTCACGACACCTCGGCTACCCTAAGGTCCTTACATGATTAGCGCATTCGGAGTAGACCATGGCTCGGTTTCCAAAGGACTCCGGGACAAGATTGACCGTCGCCCTGAGAAGCTGCGCCGCTCAGCTACGCGTAGACACGTGGCTATGTCGAACACAGAGCTCGCAGGTGGAGCGATTGTTGGTGCTTCGTTACCAGCAGCTGCGTGGGGTGTAGGCAAGATCAAGCACCCTATGGCTCAAAAGATTTCCGGGAATATGAACTTGGATAGCCTAAAGGTACCCGTGGGAAAGGTACCATCCCGCGGTATTCCTGCTAAGTTAATTATGGGCGTTGGCCCACTTCTTCCAGGTTCGGCAGGAAAAGTTATTCGTCATCCACTAACCATTGCTGGAGCTGCAGCCGCGTTCGGCGGTCCGGTGCTTTACCACAACTTGAAGAACCAGAAAGCTGCAAACGCGGAATACAAAAGCATCAAAGAAGATTACAGGCAAAGCAAGAAGAACACCAGCGCCTGACGCGACCTCCTCGGGACAATGACAAGTAAGCCGGGGTGGACGAATGGGCATAGTCTGCCCCGGCCATTCGACTAGCCCGCGAGGAGACAGACGTGATTTCAGCTTTTGGAGTGGACCACGGAGGTATCTCCAAAGCGGATTCGCGCAAAGTTAAAGCTGGCGCGGAGACCGCTGCCGGAGCTGGCCTTATCACCACTGCAGTAAGTGCCAACAGAATTGTCGACGCGGGCAGAAATGCTGCGATTAGAGGCGTAGATATTGGGGCTGAGATAGCCCGCAATAAAGCAATGGGAGCTGATCGAAAGTTTGCCCGACCAAGTCGCCCTAATTCAGAGAATCTTGCTGGCGCTAGAGCGTCCGCAAAGGCCAAGCGCCAGGCTGCTGGAAAGATTAACGAAATCAACCGCGGTATCAAGCCAATAAAGGCTTCCATTATCAGAAATACCAGCATGAAGACTAGAGCCGGGGTAATCTCAACTGGGTTCCTCGTAGGGCTACCGCTGGCGTGGCACGGTACTAGGCAGCTCGTTCCTCAGCGTGTTAAAAAGGGCTTTAAATCTAAGATTGACAATCACGATGTAGATGCTGGCATGGCGGGGGCTGCCGCTGGTGCTGGACTTTATCAAGGTGCCATGTACTCAACAAAGCCTTACGACCGAAAGATTGAAGCGCGTCAGGCCAAAATGAGATTGGATACTAAAGACAACCCGCTAGCTGCGCATCGCAAGGTCCATGGCGTCGACCCAAAAACCTCTAGAGGCGATACTAAGTGGCTGAAGTTTTATCGCTCCTACCCCAAGGAGCTTCCGGGATGGAAGTTCAAGAGAGCGATGTCTTACCTACACGGGGGTAAGTCCCAAGTTGCTATTACTGCTGCAGCAGCCGCAGCAGGCGCGGGAGCTGGAATGGCCATTAACCGAAAAATTGACCCAAAGCCTAGGCGGGTCTCCAAGACCCTCACTGCTAAAGAAACAGGTCAGCTTGATCGACGCCGCAGGGCAGGGCGAGACCTTTCCCTTGTAGGCGGGACACTTGGCTTGAGCGCTCTCGGCCTTCGTACTCCTGCTGGTGCCAAGTTGGCCCTTAGGGGAGTGCAGCGCGTAGGCAAGCCGGATAGCACGGTAGCTCGCGGTCTGGCTAGATTTGCAGCCAAGGAGCAGCGGGCTACAAAGCTGTCTAATACCACTGGCATTTTTGCTATTGGCTCTGGCGCAGCGGGCTCGTTTAACTACGCTTCCCAGCAGCGCTTGGAGCGCAAGCGCGACGCCAATCTGGTCAAATCAGCAATGGGGAACATTCCACGTTACGGCAAAGTCGCCCGTGTGGGGCACGCCCGCATAATGGACTACCGCAACGGAAGGTTCCGTATTGACTACAAGGGCATGGACCCCAATGTTCAGCACTGGGTGCCGCGCAAGGACATCGCGTTTTATGGGCCAAAAAAGACCAAAGCCCCAAAGATAATTAACCCGCCCAAGCCCAAGCAAGCGCCGAGCGACACCCAAGAGACCTTGTTCTAGGACGGATGACATGGCAGAGAATATTAACTTGACGGTAGACCGCCGAGAGGACTTGTTTCTTCAGATCTACTGGACTGATTTTAATGACGTGCCATTTTTCATCACTGGCGGCTTTATGGACGCTTTTTCTGGCGCTACTAAAATTCTTTCAAGCAGCGACGCAGACAGCGGCAACGCGAACAAGTATGCCGCAGCTGATTTGACAGTAACTCCGCCAATTACGTCTAGTATTTTGCAGGTAAATTCCGAAAGCGGTTTGATCACCATCAGCGTTCCATACGCAGTGGTGTCTGGTTGGTCTGCAGGTAACTATGCATACAGCCTTGTCGCTATGTACACCGGATCTGTCACTACTGAAAGTTCCTATCGCAAGGTCATTATGACTGGGACGCTGGAGGTTGTGTAGTGAGCGTCTCCGTATACCGGAAAACAGACCAAACCAAGATTATTGTTGTCCGACCGGCACCAACTCTTTCTTCTGATGCTGGCCCTCAAGGCCCTAAAGGAAAGGTTGGTCTGCAGGGTATTAAGGGAGACACTGGCAGCACAGGCAGTCCTGGCGCAATTGATAACTATCTTCTTTCGTACGCTACTTCAGGCAGCTGGTCAAACCCGACTGCCAGTCCATTTACAATTTCCAACGGAACCGACGTAGATGTAAGCTTTTCTGGCGCCTCTGGCACAAATAAGACATGGTTTTCTGGTGACTATGCTGGATATTATTCAGTTTTAGTTAAAGCTTCAGCCACTCTTACAAAAACTGGTTCTACTGCAATTGGACCAGACTGTCAGATGAGATTCACCCTTGACACGAATGGCGGAGATCCTTTAGGCGCAGTCCAGCGCGCTTGGGCTAGTTCCGCTAATGCTTCAGAAACTCTTTTGTCCTCTTTTTACTGCATAGGATATTTGAATATCGGACAAATCGGAGGGCAGTTCAAAGTCAGGCTTACGCGCGAAGGCCCTCTTGATTTCACTATGTCAGTAAACTGGGTAGCAGTATTGCTGCACCCGATGGGCACCTTTGGTACCGGACCAGTAGGGCGTCGCGGTATTCAAGGTATTCAAGGTATTCAAGGTATTCAAGGTATCCAAGGCTATAGGGGTGCGCCAAGTGCTGGATACACCACATACAACCAGATTCCGACGCCCTAGGGAGCCCGATGAGCAATTACTTTGTAAGGGGCAATACCCTGACTATCAGTTCTATTGGAGTTTCTACTTCCAACAACACGGGTCCAACAGGTCCTCAAGGGGCTCAAGGAATTCAAGGGACTCAGGGAATTCAGGGAACTACTGGTTCCACTGGTACACCGTATTTTCAAGGCGGACTGTTTACCGGGTCCACAACTACATCATTGAATACCTCAGGTACGGCTGTTCTAGTAACGCTGGATACAACTTCGCTTAACGAAATGGGATTTGGGCTTTCTTCTTCAGTTATTACAACGCCCTCTCTAAACGCCGACTACGCAATTACTGGCCAGCTGTGGTTCCCGACAGC